AAGGAACTTGACCGCAAGGAGGACAAGACCGTGAATAGCAAGGCATCGCACAGCGTGCAGGATGACGGCGAGAAGATCAAGATTGAGCGCGTGGAGCTGTTCATGGCGTTCGATCCGGCCATCGACGATGGCGAGGCCGACCCGGAGCTGAAGCGGTTCAACAACGAGCGCTTGAAGTCCATCGTCCGCGCCACCCGCGCTCACATGGCGCGTGGCTCTTTCCCCCAGGTCGTGGTCATGCACGAGAAGAACGGGGATGAGCCGAAGAGCGCCGTGGGCAGAATTCCTTCGATCAATTACGAAGAACGCAATGGCATCGGTTACATTGTGGGAGACATGGAGGTGAACAAGCCCATCTTCGACAGCCTCATTGCAACCAACGCATTCCCGCGTCGGTCGGCAGAGATTTGGGCTGAATCGAACCACCTGTCGGAAGTGGCCCTGCTGGGCCGCGAGACCCCGCGCCGGCCGTTGCCCGATACCCACTTCGCCCGCGAGGGAAAGAAGATCACTTGTTCCAAGTCAAACTTCGACCTCGCCGGGGTCGGAGGCGGACTCAACACCTTTGTCCCGGCGACCACCAAGGAGGAAGCCTCAATGGCATCCAACGATTACCGCGAAGAGCTTGAGGCGATGAAGTGCGCCATCGGCGAACTCGCTGACATGATGAAGAAGAAGTTCGGTGAGGACGAGTCCGAGGACGAGAAGGACGAGATGTCCGCCGAGACCATGGAAGACATGGACTATAAGGACGAGAACGCCGAGGACGGCGTTCATATCGACATCGGTTCGCACGGTAATGCGCCGGATTCGATTGACGAGGAAGAGGAAGAGGCCATGCCCGTGGTCGCTTCTCGTTCGACCTACTCGCTGCGTTCGGAGAACGCCCGTCTGAAGTCCCGCATGGAGCGCCTTGAGGCCGAGATCCGCCGCGAGAAGTTCTCCCGCGAGATCGACATCCTCGAGCAGGACGGCTACCGCATCCCCGAGTCGCAGCGCGACAACCTCATGACCCAGCTCCAGGCCAGCAGCGACCCGGTCGCCCTGCTTGAGTCGTGGCGCTCCTTGTTCTCCCGTGATCCCATCGGTGCGAAGATTGACATGAGCCGTGCGGCCATGCCCAAGACCGTCAGCGGTGGCGACATCTCCTCGTTGGTCAAGGAATTCGCCGGCAAGCCGGAAGAGTTCGCCAAGGCCATCAACTCCCGCATCAAGCGTTAATCGCAGAAGGACACTACAGAAATGCTTCAGTTCTCCCCCAATCTCATCGCAGGCGGCGACATCAACCCCTACGCCATCGTGAAGATGTCCACCACCGGATTTACGGGCGCGGCTTCCACCGCTGCTGGTGACTACGTTGTCGGCGTTGCTGACGGTTCGACCAAGCGTTTCGACTCCGCGCTCCACGCGGCTTCGGGCGACCCGATCAGCCTCCAGCCGTCCAACTGCGTGCAGCTCAAGTGCGGCCCGTCAACCGCGATTACTGCTGGTCTTGGCCTCATCGCCGGGACTGCTGGCGTAGCGGTTACCGCTGGCGCGGCTGCTAGCGGAAACACTCCCCTGTTCGTGGCTCTTGAAGCCGCAGCCGTGGACACCATCTTCTGGGCTTACCGTCTCCCCGCCACCAAGGCGCTCTGATTCCCTGACCTTAAGGAGGTCTTACCATGAGTTATGTCGCAGTCGGTGGCGGACTGAATACGTTCGTCCCCTCCACCAACGCCCTCGCAACGGGCGCTCTCCAGGTTGAATTCACCCGTGCGGTGAACACCTTCCCCATCACGAAGTACGCGCAGATCGTTCCCACCCAGCAGATGACGGGCTACTACCTCCGTCTTGACTCGGACGACAACGTCCGCGTGACTGATGTGAACGAGTTCGCTTGGCCCCTGGGCAACGACCGCCCGGTCGGCAAGATGAACCAGCACGACTTCGTGTCGTTTACCGCTGCCCGCTTCGCCTATCCGTTCTACATCCCGAACGAGACCGTGAAGCAGGCCGCGTGGGACGTTGTCGCCCAGCACGCTCGTGCGAAGGCGCAGCTCGCCATGACGGCGCGCTCGATGCGTACCGCGACCGCCCTGACCAATACGGCGGCCGTCAATGCGTTCACCGCAGTCGGCAACTACTTTTCATCGGGTACGAATTCGGCTGCTGGTGGCCCGTGGACGAGTGCTGGTAGCCCGGATAACCGCATTCAAAAGGGCATTCAGCAGGCTCTCCAGCGCATTTCGCTTGCCACGGGCGGCGCGGTGCGTGGTGAGACTGACATCATGATGGTCATTTCCCCGACCATTGCGAATGCTCTTTCGCAGACTTCGGAAGTTCGTGACTACGTCAAGAACTACCCGGCTGCTCTGCCCTTCCTCCAGGGTGCGGACACGTTCGCCAAGTACGGCCTCCCTCCGAACCTCTTCGGCGTGCAGGTCGTGGTCGATGACAGCGTGAAGGTCACCACCCGCAAGGGTGCTTCCAGCACCACCCGTTCGTTCGTCTACGGCAACTCGGCGATCTTCGTGAGCCGTCCGGGTGGTCTGGTGGGCGTGGAAGGCTCCACCTCGTTCTCCACCGTGCAGATTTTCGCCTTTGAGGACATGACGGTTGAGAACTGGGACGATCCGCGTGATCGTCGCATTGAAGGCCGCGTGATTGACAACAGCACCTCGGAACTGGTTGCTCCGGTGTCCGGCTTCCTGGTTGCTGATATCACGACCTGACGTTCGTTCGCCACAGTCATGGGGGGGCAGGAGTTTCGATTCCTGCCCCCCCGTGTTCGCATAAGGGGACACCATGCCACAGTACGCCGGCTATGCGGAACTTGAGTCATCGCTTGATGCCAACATCATCGCGCAGCTCTCAAGCGATACGGGCAGCAACAACCCCGGCGCGAACTGTCTCGTGGATACTATCCTGCAACGCGCCAGCAGCGTGGTGCAGGCGTATGCCCGCGTGGGGAACATTTACACGGACACCGACCTGAACACGCTGGCGGCCGCCAATGACGGCCTCCTCGTGATGCTGACGGTGGATTTGGCGACCGAGATGCTGTTCCAGCGCCGCGCCATGAAGATCACCCCGGCCGTGGAGGCGCGGGTGACCCAGGCCCGTGCCATGCTCGAGGCGCTGCGGGACGGCAAGATGATCTTCGGAGCGGTGGCGAAGGCCGCCGATGCCGGCGTGGGTGAGGTGGCCGTTGTCCCGATCAACAACCTCGCCTGGTACAACAACGTGAGCAGCAGCGCGTTCTTCCGTCCTCGCGCCACCAGCATTTACCGGGGCGGCTAATGGCATCCGATTGGGGCAAGCGCGTTGCCAAGGCGCTGCGCGACCCCGCGGTGGTCAACGGTATCGCCACCCTCGTAGGCCGCTACGCGAAGCAGCACATTGCAACGAGCCGCGGCCGGGACGAGAGCGGCGGAGAAACGGCCTTGCAGCCCTTGGCGGCCATGAAGGGCGAATACTGGACTACGAGCAAGCCGAAGGACTCCGCGGCCATCAAGGCCACGCGAACGGTGGTCGTGGTGCGGCAGCGTAAGATGAAGAACGGCAAGACCGTGGCGAAGCCCACGACGGTCACGGAGTACCTTGTGACGAGCGAGTCGTACCGCGCTGGCGGGAAGCCCCTGCGCGACACCGGGCAGATGATGCGGGAGATGAACGCCAAGGGGCAGACAGGCGGCAACGGCGTTTCGATCATCCTGTACGGCCCGCTGCACGCCATCTTCCACGAGCTTGGGTTTGAGACCAGCGGCCCGAACTACATTCCGCTGACGCGCAAGGGCAAGCGGTCGCACGCCACGGGCCGCAACCCGACCAAGGAGGGCTTGGTGCGCGGCAAGGACTTCGTGATGGCTTGGCAAGGCGTGACCGTCCCCAAGCGACCGTTTATGATTCCGACCAACGATGAATGGGGAGAGATCGGAAAGTCGATTAGACTAGGCCTCGCCCGAATCCTGAAAGGAAGAAGCTGATGGCTACCGCAATTTTCGTCGCAGGCCCAACCAAGATCCAGGTGAACCTCGGATCTGGCTACGTTGACCTCGGGTATACCGACAACGACAGCCTCCCGCAGATTACCTACACCGACAACGTCCACGAGATCAAGACCGTGGCCTCGGGCGCTGTGCCGGAGGAAATGGTGCTTCAGAACACCACGGCGGTCATCTCCTGCACCCTGGTCAAGTGGGACGCGGCCAACCTGACGGCCTTGGCCGTGCGGGAGCGCGGCGCGGAATACACCACTACGGTGGGCCGCCTGCTCATCAACGGCAGCGGCACGTTCGGGGTGAAGATCCTGCCCCTGACGGCTGGCAAGACCTCGTACACGTTTGCAACGTGCATGATCATGGGTGATGCCATCAACCACAGCAACTTCGGCAACGTGGAGCAGCGTCTTGGGCTGACCTTCAAGGCGATCCCGACCCCGTCCACCAACATTCTTGCCACCTCGGCTACCACATGATCGACCTGAACGAAGAAAATGACCCGATGCTGTTTCGCGTCACCATCCCCACGGGCGCGCTCGTGATCCAATGGAACGAGCTGGTGGCCTCCGTGCAGAAGCGCAGCATTGCCGGCGGCGAACAGCCGACCGTGGCCGACATTGCCAACGCGATCCGGGCCGTGGCGCGCACCCCTGAGGTGGCCCAGCAGGCTGCCGACGAAGTGCTGTTCGCGGTCTTTGCCCGATTGGGCAAGGCGGTACAGAACGCGGGAAACTGACACGGGAGGCCGCCGTGTTCTTGGCGACCTATGGGCGGCCTCCCACCGACTTTGACCCGGAGACTGCTATGGGCCTCGCGCAGAACATTCCCATGATTGAGGCGCGGCAGAGCATTGTTCAGGCACGGGCCATCGCTATGGCGTTGGGATCGGCAGAGGTGGCGCAGCAGACGGTGGCGCTGGCTACCGGGGATGCAGACCTCGCCTTCCGTATCCGCATGAACCTCGAGCATCAGAAGGCGGTGGGCTGATGGCTACGCAGAACGCAGCGGTGTGGAACGCGCTCCTGACTGAGATTGCCAACTGGATGGTGACCGAGGGCTACGGCAGCGCCGTGTACCTGTCCGAGCGGCCGAGTGATGAGACCATCGCGCAGTACGCGGTACAGGTCATTCCAGGCGGCGACACCGCGCTGCATTGGCGGTCAGGCGTGGGCTTGCAGGAAGCCAAGATCGACATCATCGTGTGGTGGCGCGGCCTCCTTGACCCGGTCAACCGGGCCACGGAGCGCATCTCCGGCTCCAACGGCATCGAGCAATTCATCGACGGGCTGCGGACGTTGCTTAATCAGAACGACCTCAACGGCATCCTCACCATCGCGCTGACCTGGCGCAACGGCGGTCAGGTTGAGCCGGCCGAGGACTTGGTTGGCTGGATGCGCGGCACGGAGACCTTCGTGTGCGCCTTTGAGAACGGACTGTAACCATGCAAGACCTTGGACGCATCGTCATCGACATCAACGAGAAGGGAAGCGGTGGCGAAACCGAAGGCATTAGCGGTATGGCAAAGGCTGGCGGTACTGCTACTGCTGCGGCTGAAGAGCTTGGCATGGCGGCAAACACCGTTGCCATGATTGGGGAATTGTCGGTTGTAGCCGCAGGAATCGGCGCTGCATTCGGGGCGCTTTACAAGGCTTCGGTGGAAGTTGGAAAGGCTCTTCTCGCTCTCAATCGGTTTGTGCTTGAGGTAGCAAATGATCTGCACGACTACAGCCCAGGCATCCAGCTTGCTGAGATGCAGAATCAGATTGCGATGGTGGCAACACGTTTCCGAAATGGAATGCAATACGGTGGCGCTATCGGAGCGCAGATGATGGAAGTGGGTCGCATTGAGCGTGCTTTCGTAGAATTGAAATCGGCGCTTGGCGCTATTGGTGCAATTTTCCTCCGTCCCATCACCAAGATGGTGGCTGACATGGCGGAAGTAATGCGCGATTACATTCCCAAGCTCTTTGATTTGGCCGCCAACATCGCCATGATTATTTCAACGGTGCTAAACAGCATCGCGCAAGATTTGACAAAACTGTATTCCTTCCTTCCCGGAGTTAGCCCTGGGTTGTTTGGATCTGCGGTTGGGGGGAATCTTGTTCTGTCCGTTTGGGCGCAGAAATTTGCCGATATGGCAACTTCTCTTCGCGCTATCAAGCGCAACACCGATCCCAAGATTGACTACGGCGCGTTGAATCAGCCGTTCCTTGCCGATCTCAAGCTCATGGGCATGAAGGGAATCTGATGTCTACCAACGGCAATACATGGGTGGCGTTCAAGCTGGGCGACAACACGTTCACGCTTCCGTATGCCAACATCACCTCGTGGGATGCACGGGCAATCTACGCGGAGGACGGCTACACGCAGATCCGCTACGAGACCACTATCTCGGGGTCCGCGCTGGTGTCCTACGGCACTTCAACCTATACCACGCTTGCCAACCTCACCAAGAAGGAGCCGGGGCGCGTTGACGAGGTCAAGATTTGGGTGACGGCAGACGGCGCAACCGAAGCGGTCTACGAGTCCTCCGGGCCGGATGCGCTGCGCGGCCCCCTGATGTCCATGACCGTCACGGAAATCAGCGGCCGGCAAGCGGCGATGATCACGTTCACCATCGTAGGAAATGCGATGGCCGAGCCGGACGATTGCCCGATTGTGTCCCATCGCTGGGTGCAGTCGTTCAATCTTGATGCCGCAGGCCACATGACGCGCACGGTCACGGGCAGCATTGTTGTTGACCTATCGAACACGAACGCAGACACGACCTACGCGCAGAACAACACGGCTGTTCAAGTCAACGGGAAAGCGCCTTGGGCCGACCTGTTCCGCAAGGCCATCCTGCCGACTCGTCCGCCGGATAGCAGCATTTGGCGACGCGAGTCGCAGACGTTTGCCTACAACGAAAGCGGCAACTCGCTTATCTACACCATCGTTGACACCCAGGCGCGCATCAATCTGCCTGACAGCGCGCTGACGGGTAACTGCGATTTCACCTACGAGCGTTCCCGAACCGACCTCACCTTTGCCACCCTGCGGTTTAACTGCGACCTCGAGGGGCCAATCAATGGCGATGTCCGTCACATGATGTGGGCAGCCGTGGTGCTGGCGCAAACCCGCATTCCGTTCCGCTCGTCGCAGCTTGACCGCATTGTGTTCTCTGAGCAGGAGATGATGACGCGTGCCAAGGTGCGCGTGGAGATTCAGGCGCGGTGCTACGCCTTTGCCGGCGATCCAACGCCCTCCACCACGCTCCCGCCCGTTCCGCTTGCCAACCTCATCGGTCAATTCTTCACGGTCACGCGGACTTGCCCGGAATACCCGGATTCCTATGGTGGAACCACGGGTATTGCGTCTGTCCCACATTGGTACAACAACAGCCTGTCGGCCAAGACTCCGGGTGTTGTAAGCACTCTTCCCGTGGCCGAAGTCATCACGGCGATCACCGCCTATTGCACTCCTGGCACTCCGACCACCTCAATGGTGGCCCCGGATACCAACTTTGACGATGCCAATACGGCGATGAATCAGGGGCCGTTTGCCACGCTGCCGCGCATGACCAACAACGCGGCCAACCAGCCCGCTGGCGTGGAGCGGTCGCAGACGGTCACGAGCGTCTATACCGACACCAAGATGCACCGCCTGCAAACCCTCTACACGCAGGGGTCCGACTTCGTGTTCCAGGCGGGCAAGGCAAGCACGGTCCTCGAGGAAGTCACCACGGTCAAGGGAGTCAACACCCCGCCGCAGCGCATCTTCCGGCCGATTCCATCGGGCTTCGTGGTCGTCAAGGACGATTGGAAGGTCAACTTCGGCGATGTCGATACGGGTGGCCAGCGCACGTTCATCGGGGTATATACCCGCACCCTGAAGTCCTATGACGGCGGTGGCGCAACGAGCAACGG